CACCAATATGCTACAAAATTTGGAATGGATCGTTTGTTTGGCGGTGATTATGGCAAATATGATCAAAAATTGCCATCACAATTGATCTTTGCAGCGTTACGTATTCTCATTGATTTTGCAAGAGAATGTGATTTTCTGATGAAGATATCCGTGTGATGGAAGCAATGACTGGCGATATTGTGTTCGCTTATATTGCTTTCAATGGCGACTTGATTGGTTTGACAGAGGGTACTCACATCAGTGGTAATTCGTTGACCGTCATTATCAATGGCATATGTGGCTCATTAAATCTACGATGCTTTTTCTATACTCAATACCCATGTGAGGATTTTGAAGAAAGAGCTGTCTTTCGTGATTGTGTTGCTGCAATGACATATGGTGATGATAATATTGGTTCGGTGAAACCTGGGTTTGACAAGTTCAATATCAAGGATTGTTCCCACTTTCTAGATGAATATGGTCAAGTTTACACCATGCCAGACAAAGAGTCAGAACTGTTGAAATTCTTGCCTCCTGATGAGTTTGAATTTCTAAAAAGAGATAGTGTGTATCACCCTAAGCTGGGTGTACATGTTGGAGCATTGCTCGACAAATCTATCTACAAATCATTGCATTGTTTTATGAGAGGTAAGAACTGCCCTCTCACTGAAGAACATGCATGTGCACAAAACATTGATGGAGCCCTGCGTGAATGGTTCAATCATGGTGAAGAAAAGTACGAGAAACAACGACAATTGATGACTGACATTGCAAATCGTGCTGGAATTTCTCACATGTGTACTGGACTCAATTTAAGCTATAACGAACGTGCAGCTGATTGGGTCGCAACCTATCAACCGGAGTAAGTTCACTCCACCGTCACTTCGGAGACATTAAATCCGGCCCAGTTTTAAATCTGATGGTAAGCAAAATTAATGCATGTATATGGATACCACGTTTATTTTGATCTTTATGTGTTTTGTAGATTAGATGTAGGCTTTGCATGTTTAACGGTCCCTAATGGGGAATCGAGAGATGAGTTCACCGTGCTCAATTGTAAATACTTCGTTCTGTATGAGTTAACCCGCTCTGCAGTCTGTACATAAAGGGGTTGGTAATAATTGTAAATGTATTTTAGAATTCTTTCAAGGTGCTAATGTTGAAGTAGGAACTGGCACGCGACCAATGGTCGAACTCAACAACACAACAGTTGATGCACACGTGGATGCGGTGTCTCAACAAACCATGATGCCACAAAGCGGAGTGGATCCTGATTCGGTGCTTGATCACCCAACATTTGATTGGGTGGTGATTCCTCGATTCACACAAGGGGGTAAGATTAAGTTTAAACCCCAATCTGGTACAGAAACCACGAATGACAATCGTATTACTTCGTCCGCTACACAATCGAAAGAAGAAAATGTGACATTTCGCGATCAGAATCCATCTTACAGCTATGAAGTGTTGTCTGAGATGGATCCTACTCGCATGTTGCAAGATTCAACAGATGCTGAACTTGGAAATTTCTTTTCTCGACCAATTAAAATCTATGAGAAGGAATGGTCAACTAGCACGACTTTGGCAAATGATTTTGATCCATGGGAATTGTATTTTGGCAATCCACGCGTTATTAATCGTATTGCCAATTACAATTTGATGAGATGTAAATTGCATTTGAAACTTGTCATTAATGGCAATGGATTTCAGTATGGTAGAGCTTTGGCAGCATACCAGCCCATGGATTCCTTTGATACTTTGTCTACGCATTCAGCGCTCATTTCGGAAGATCTTGTGCAAACATCTCAATTGCC